CCTACGTCCTGATGCCGTCTTAAACTTTTGAATGATAAACTCAAATAGTTCTTCCAGTGGTGCTGGGCCAGATGCCCGACCACCAAATGTTTTAAGACGTGCGCCCGCAGGACGAACTTCTGAAACATCCCATTTAGGAATTTGCCCAGCATACAACAGAGAGATAAGTTCACGTAGCGCTTTCGCCCAACCCGGACGGCTATCTCCGACCTTGATTACTGTATCGCTTTCTTCAAAGTGTTCATTTACAATAGGCAGTTTCTCAACGCAACTGCGTTCCACAGAAAAGCCTACGCCTGTTCCACACATGAGAATATACATTGTCTCGTCAAATGCACGTGGGCTATCTACAGGCACGTATGAGCAGTTATAGCCACCTACATGGCAACGATCTAGTGCTGGACCTGCAGTCATCAACGCCCTCATGCTAGGCATGATTTGCTGATTCAGTACAGCCTCTTCTAGTTCAGCCCGTAGTTCATCCGACAAGACATAGTTATGTTTGTCTGCAAGATGCTTTTCCATATAGTCAAAGTATCTGGATACAGTTTCAGTCCATGTCTCTCTACGTTGCTCATCTTCTTTCCACCTCGCGTAACGTGAGAGTGCAATAAAGTTTTGGTAGTCTGTTGGTAAATAGTTGTTCATAATGTATCACTCCATAATTGTTTTTATATTTCTAATGTTAGCACCCTCTACTTCATAAAAGTATTCTTCTAAACTATCCTGTATATCCTGCCCTACATTTTCATCAGCTGGTATAGGGTATTCTTCTGGGTCAATGTCAAGTGTAATGTATACTTTAACTCTTGTCATGTCGTTCCCCATAAGTTGCTAGACGATTCATATACCAATTAGCCTTTTTAATATCTTGATCGCCGTTCTTATATCTTTCTCGCCATGTGTACTTGATGTTGTTCCCCTTACAGTACCCACGAAATTCTTCAGGTGTTAGTGCTGCTTCAATAGCCTCAATGCATTCAATACCTGCGTGATTATAGTGAGGTGGATTGTTTACCATATCAGGACGTACTCCGTCAAGCCATTTATTATCTGACTGTTGTTCTGCCTGTTCAGTCTTGTCTTCAAAGACAACATCTTTCCACTGTCGCTTCATTTCTATTTCTTTCATTATCTTATTATAATCTGTCATCAAGCGCTACCTTTCGTGTCTGTGTTAAAGTTTATTGTTATTACGTTACCATCTACACCCTGCACAACAGGCTTGTCACTTCTTTCATCAAACTCGTATGAAAAATAATTCTCCACATAGTTAGCAACAAAGTCTCTGAAAGCCTCATCCTGTTCCATCAAAGGAATTGTTGATAGCATACACTTTACTACATACTCTAAGTCCTCATATAAAGCCCTTGGTATTTCATTATCCTGTGAACTAATGACAGAGAAACTAGCCTCTCCTGTAAACTCACCTTCATCAGTTTTAATTGGACTAACACGAATAAGAAAATCTTCTTCTGTAATCTTAACCACTTCTTTATCTTCTTCGTTTTCCTCTGTCATTTATTACTCCTCTTCACTTTAGTTCCTGTAAATTTAATAAATTTCTGATGCCTATTTTTCCCCTTTTCCTTTAGCCATTCTTCAGGTATGATCCTATCATAATAACGAAAGCCATACTTTATGCACCACTCTGCGTATGTAGACTTAGCACCCTTGCGTAGCTTTCGTCTGCTGTTTTCAAATACAAAACGAATATCTAATTTAGGATGCTGGCGTTTGATTGCAAGGTGCTTTCTTCTGTCAGCCGCTGTAAACATTCCCTTTGTCTCAATGATTATACCATTGGACAGCACGAAGTCTGGAGTGTATGTCCTGTAAGCAAGGTCTTCCCATTCAATCTTAATAGACTCGTAATCAAATTTTACTTTGAGGTCTGTAAGATATTCAGAAATCTTATGCTCAAGGCCACTACGAAATCCTAACTTACGTGCTGCCCTAAATCGTTTCGCATTATGCACTGCTGTATTCACTCGCTAGTTCAACATACGAAACAATCTTTGGTTCTTTAGCCTGCGACTTAACTGCTGGTAACTCTTTCATATGAGGCCAACACTCTTTTCTGTAATCACAGAATGAGCATTCCTTGGCTAGAATTTTATTACCAGTGGGCTTGCCTCTGAATGTTTCCTCTACAGGTTCAAAGCAACGCTGAAACTTATTGTCATCTACAGTCTTGACTGTTTGTACAATCTTCAACATTTCTTTTTCAGATTCAACATTAGTTGCTGGTACATATTTAAAGTTACCGTTTGCTTTATTAACTACCCACCAGCCACCTGGTTTTAAGCCAGTTGCTGTAGCATAGCCAACAAGTTGTCCGACATATCCGAAAGCATCTCCATCACGAAGAGTTTCAAATGACTCAAACTTGTTACGATAAGACCAATCAGATGCTGATTTAACATCATCAACAGCACCATCAATAACAAGGTCATATGTTCCATTAATGGTATGCTCTCCAATATCAAGAGATACATTTTCGGAATCACCATACTCTACTCCTGCTTCAGTTAATAAACCTTTGAACACTGCTTCAACGATGTCGCCAAGCATCATGTTCATTACGAATGTGGTTGGGCGAGGCAGGGCAGTCTCTGGTTTATTCTTCTCAAACCATAACTGGCAGGTTGGCCTACCAATATTTGACATGCGAAGTCTAAACTCTCTACTACCTGACTCATCAAACTGGCGAAGCACAGCCTGTCGGACATCTTCTGCAATCTGATTTGCAGTTTTTTCCGACATGGTAGACTTCCCATTGGAAGCCTTCTCCATGTAACTATGCAACGCCAGTTCAGCTGGATGGTTCATACTATTCTACCTCTTCAACATCAATGTCAACAAAAGATTCAGCGAGTTCTTTCTCTTCTTCTGTTGCTTTTTGTACGTTCTTCTGTTCCCATTCAGACAGAACCCAACGATTATGATTCTCAATCACAGCCTGAAAGTCGCGCAATAGGCTTTGATCTTCATCAGTAATCTCGTGCGTTGTGTTAAGGTCTGCCTCACACACAGGGATGTAGTATGGGCCATTAGGTCCAGTTCGTTCTGCAGTGGATACAATTATGTCATGCATAATTGGAAGCCTACGATGCTGGGCAAACTTGGCTGTAACGTCTGCGAAATTTTTGAACCCTTCCTTTTGGCTAATGTCAAAAACAAAAGGCACGTTCTCAAGTTCTGCTGCATTACCTTCCTCATCCTTTGCATCAATAAACGTGACAGTACCATACGTAGAACGTGTACGTTTAATTGATCGGATCAGGTCTTGTTTATCCTTTGACAAGGCATCAAAGTCCTTGATGTATCCAGAAGGTTTACCACAGTTAAACCCACCATAGTTGTCTTTAAGATCAATTTTAAGACTCTCTGACATGACTGTCTTAACATAGTTCTTTACATTTGGGTCATACTTCTGGTACATAAATCGTTGCATGAACATACGCATCTTAATCTTCTCAGCGTATATAGTTTTACCCTCAACGTCTGCCATAAAGAATGATCCTGCAGATACTATATCTACATTCATCATCTTACCATTGACCTCTGCCTTACCCTTGATGGGTTGGCTATGAATTTTGATTCTTGCAAGTGTGCTTGTGTTGTCATTTGTATCCGATGACATGCCCAACATCTGGGCCACTGCTGCATAATTATTAGAATCAATTACTGTTAGTTCACTCATATGTATTTGCTCCTTTCATTGAAAATAGAACCGTAGTTTTATCACACTACGTCTTTTGTGTCAAGCCAATTATTACCTATTTTTGCCTCAAGTTCTAGTGGTACATTAAACACTATACCCCAACGCATTGTAATCAAACCTGGAAGATCATCATTAGTTTTTTTAATTATGTCCAGTACAGATCGTTCCTCGAATGGGTGTACGTCAATTACAATACTGTCATGCACTGTGTTGACAACACATGATCTCATGCCGTGCAATAACTTCTCTATGTGAAGCAGGGCAATGGGAACAATGTCTGCTGTAGCAAACGACTGCACAGGATAGTTCTTAATCTGTGTGAAATTAGTTACACGACCACTCTCAAGACGCTGTACACCCTCAAACTTAAACTGCCTACCAGAAGGTGTAGTAATCATCTGTGTGCTTAAAGCCTCTTTAGCCAGTTTGGAATGCCAAGTTGCGATCCCTTTATACTTCTCTGTGAAGTGTTCGTAATATGCTGCCTCTGCTGCTGTTCGTCCAAAGCCTGTTGCGCCATAGAGTGGAGCAAACGTGTGCGCCTTCGCAGTCTGGCGATCCGTAGGTTGACCAGCATCGGTAATAACCTTCGCGGTGTATGCGTGTACATCAAATCCAGTAGATACTTCATTTATTGCTACCTCATCTTGTGATAAAAATGCCGCCACTCTGAACTCTAGTTGAGCAAAGTCAGCCTCTAATATTTTGCCATCTATAAATCGTGATACAAACACTTTCTTTACGGGGAATGTCTGACCACGTGGCATGTTCTGCATATTAGGGTCAGCGCCTGACAGACGCCCCGTGGCAACCCTATGTTGTAATAGTCTTACATGTAACTTACCATCCTTCTTGGTGTGTGTTCGTATGCCATCAACAAAAGATGACAAGTAGGTTTCAACAGCCGATAGCCTACGAATGTCACGCAGGAAATCAACAGCATCGTCCATACCCTTGCTACGTGCGGCCTTCTCTAGCATCTCAAGATTACCCTTGCTTGTGCTAAAGCCATTGGCACTAGCCCATTTAGCATTAGGTGGCATAAACTTTAAGCCAGCTACCTGCTCAGTAGGTTTGTATAGATAACCACTAGATGCACATGGTATACACTTATGTGGTTTAGCAAAGGGTGTTCCGTCCTTCTTTGTCTTACGAATGTATCCAGTACCATTACAATCACTACACTGTTCAGCATACGTTTTGTAAATACGTTCTGTCTCTCTTCTTATCAAATCCTTAAATGGTGCATCCTTCATGTAGGGATGTATAGCATTAGACCACACAGTCTTATCCTTAACCTTGCGACTGTAGATAACCCAAGACAATTGCTCTGGGCTATTGAGATTGATAGGCGTGTCACCCATGATACGCTGGATGTGTGTCTTCAAACTCTCATGCAACTCAGACTTTTCTTTTTCAAATTCCTGGCGCACCTCATCTAGTTTTGACAGGTCCACTGTAAATCCTCGCTGATAGATACGAGCAAGACTTACAGCAAACTGATTTGTTAAATCAACTGTGCCTCGCAAGCCAGCACTTTCTAAACTATTCAAACTCACCATCAACTTATCTGACAACTGCTGTGTTGCATGAAGGTCAGAAGATAGATAACCACACAACTCTGCATGAGGAATGTCACGAGTTGAATACCCCTTCTTGAAGTATTCTTTCAATGTGTCCTGCTTCTTGGTGTCCAAGTCATATCGTTCAGCACATGCCTCAAGAGACAGTGGTTCTTTTATACCACGCTGTAATACATACTCTGCCAGCATTGTGTCAAACACAGGCCCATCATACGTAAAGCCTGATTCCCACAACCACAACAAGTCGTGTGCAGCATTGTGCATGATAAGCACAGTTGCTCTATCCAGCCAGTCTTGTACTATAAAGTGACCATTAGGGGTCTTATCGACCTCTTTATGATCCAAGGTAACGAGAACCTCTTCTCCTTGGTCACTCAGCATACCAATCATAGTCAGAGAGTT